CTATTAGTTGAATCATAATAATATAGATATCCTCTCACACTATCGTAGCAAAGCGGATACAAATTAAAACTATCACTATTGTTTTTATTTAATGCATTGTGTATATACCCCCTCTGCCATGTTATATTATACGGATCACTATAATTATATTGATTCTCTGCCATAGTAAGTGCCAACGATCCTATAGTGCCATTTGCCTGTGATGTTGAAAAATCCCATACTGATTGAAATCCAGTATCAGTTTCATAACTTTCTGCATAATTTAATGATCCTCTGTCAGCATATTCAGTATTAGTATCCCTTCCGGCAGATGCAACAAGATGTGCCTCCGATGGAAAAAATATATTATTTTTATCCTCTGTTAATTTGCCATCAAAGAGCATAATTCCTCCTAATACTCTTTGACACAACGGCATAATTTCACTTGCTGAAATTCCAGCTCCAATTAAGTTTGGAATAACATAATTCATAGCATTGGTTATCATGTTATCGCCCTCTATCCGATCACGAAGCCCTGTTTTGTGATTATGCAGATCTACCTGCACATGACCTTTAATCATTTACTGTACCTCCATATGCGTAAATTGTATACAAGTTTGCTCCTGCTTCAAGCAGTGCCTTGATGCGTACCTGATCATGCTGTTTCCATGCAGCCTCAGGCACAGACTCAATTTCTTTCTTTATCATAGTGACATCATCTATCCAGCCATCCGATGTCCAGCCCTGCCATGTAGCACCACTATCAAAGGATACTTGATAAACTGCATTTTGTGATGAAACTTCAATTGATGTGACATTACAGATGTCACAGGTTGTGACTGTTTTATTTGTTCCGGCTTTAATGTTGCCACTGCCCTGCCATCCTGTGGTATTGTTGTAGGTTGCATCTGTAATAATAAGTGAACTGTTTACATATGGTGTAAATGTCATCACATTTTCAGTTGCTGAATATCCATCTGATATACCTCTGAACATATTCAAGAAATTAAGACCAGCTATCAGCTCATTTACTGTACTCTTTGCCGGAGTATTGTTCGTAGCCAAAGCATTGTCCTGTACGGTCTTAAATATTCCGCTAAAGTCAAGTTTGGTAACATCATCTGATGCGCTTATAGTTCCATCCCACTGGCTTTCCGCAGCCATGCCCTGTCCGAGAGCTACCGCATGTATTCCGTATGGCTCTATCGTAATACTGCCTCCGTCCATTTCTATCCAGACATCCCATGTATGTATTGAGGCATCAATTTCTTGCAGATCATACCGTAGCGTAAGTATATGCTGTCCATCCTGCCATGTCTCTACAGGAGTCCTATGCGATAATTTTTCTCCATCAATATAATAATGGATCTTTGCGACCGCATCACTTTCTACCCAGTTAAAATCATCACCTGTCTCTGTAGTCTCAACAGTAAGCAGTATTTCCATATTTATAACAACATGCGCGGTCTTTGTTGTTATAAACCTCATATCGAATATGGACTGATTAGATTTATCTCCTACTTTGATCTGTCCTGTATTTGTAAACACAGTGAAGCGAATAACATTACTATCAGCTTGATTTATAAGTCCAGCTATATTTTTATCTGTCTTACTCTTCGCATTTGATAACGATGGATTTTTACCGACACACTGAACCTCGTAAGCACCATTGTATCTGAAAGTGTACTTTGTTATACAATAAAGCTTATCTCCATCAGCAATTCCGTCTGATATCGTCAGCACATCCCCCAGGTCATAAACCGGATCACCGATCATAGACATTTTAAAGGGGACATAACAGATATTCTGGAGAGCATTTAATATTGCTCTCCTCATTTCCTCTTTTCTATCATCCGTTCCATACTGAAGGAATGGGTTGCTGCCTAAATTGTATGTCAGGGCATCATCTGTATCCATGCCATAATACTGTGTGGTCTTATCTTCAATATTGACTACTGAAAGACCTGTGTATCTTGTCTCAAAATCTGAAAACGATGCTCCTGTAAATCGGTGCTTTGAGTCAATCTTATCAACAATAGTCTTATTATATTCTCTAAAAACTATCTTTCCGGCACGATCAGCGGTGACAAAACATGCACACGTTTGAGCTACCCACGAGATAAAATCTCTCCAAGTCTCTATATCATTCTCTGTAAGCATTGAAAGATCATCTGATCCATTGGCAAAGCCTTGAAACTCTTCTTTTGTAGTTCCCAGCTCCACATTACATCTCGTACATGCCATCAGAGCCAGTTCATACGGAGTACCAGTCGCAGAATCAACATTACATGCCTTATCAAGCTCTGCCATATTGTCATAAGCCTTGACCACTACACCTGATGATGTCCAGTTTGCTTCCGAAATTTTGAACACTCCCAAAGGGATATCCTCGTAATCTCCACTCTGGAGCATTCTTCCGAATGTTGGTTTAATGAGCTTATTCTGATAAGCATATCTCTCAATAGGAAGATCAATAACTGTAGCATTAAGCTCGCCTACATACACCTGTCCTATCTTCATCTCTGTATCGTCTGAGCACTGGTTAGTGATTGAGAATGAGCCTTTGAGGACATTTATATCTGTAAATGGAGCTGCTGCTACAGTTCCACCAATTCTGAACCTTTGCACGGGTTCTTTCATTGATTTCTTGTATGCATCTGAAACCTCGTACATTAAAATTCCTCCAAATCAAAGCTGACATCCCATATTCCATCAGAGTCCTTGAACCCTTCCGTGTTTTCTATCAAATCAGCTTTGAAATTGCGCATCCTCATTGTTCTATTCTTATACCCTTTTACAGTCGGATCATAAACTGACACTGACAACGTATCAATTTTCGACCATGCTTTAAATGTTCCATACCACTCTGAATTGCATCGATATTGTGCACTCACTGTCAGCTTGTCATATCGCGTGACAGAGGCCTGATCTGTACCTGCCTCTGTCTGATATGTTTCCTCAACCACCGTGCTATCCTCAGACCACTTATCAGATGGATACAATGTTACATTATTTATAATTGGTAAATAGTCTTTTAACATTATCTTCCTCCTGATCTAAAGTTCTTCCGCTGATTAGATGTCACTACCATCTCATCTACGCGCTCCTGTCCGATGTATATAGGTATTATGATATCTCCACCGCCCTGATTAACAGCTTCACGCATCATGTCCATAAGATGTTTATCTCCAGTAACAACTTCTGTGCCCTGTCCATCACCAAATCCCATTGCAGTACCACTCAAAACGGTTGGAGTGTTAAACAGCATAGCCTCATCATAAGCCTTGTTGTACCAAGATACATTTACCTTTGGCACTGATCCTGACTTTGCATTAAAACTGCCACTCATCTTAAAGTGTGGTAATGCTATTGCTGTATTCAGCTTAAATTTAGTGCTGGCAAATGCCGATTTTATCTGTGCCAGACCAGACCTTACAGTGCTTACCATTTTTGCCATTTGACCGGCAACAGTAACGTTCATTGCTGTGTACTGCATAGCCACATATCCGCTGGCAAGGGTTAAAGTAACATTGATGTCGGTTGCTGTCTTGCTAAAGCCTTTTGCCACTGTATTTGACATCACTGTGGCAAGTTTACTTGCTGATGCCTGTACGTTTGGTGTGGCACTTGTAAATGCGTTTGTAAGCTCCTGCATACCGTTTTTAGCAACCTTTTTCAGATTATCAAGGCCTGTATCAACAGTGTCTATAGCTTTAACCATCTTTTTCAGGTCACCTGATGCACTTTTCGCAGATGTCGAGATCACTACCATTTCTGCCGATACGGCCAGCAATGCTGCCGCAAGAAGTGTAGCTCCTCCAGCCGATAACGTAAGTGTTCCTGCCAATCCAACAAGTGCCAGATCAAATACCGCTACAGTACCAGCTCCTGCAACTATCGGAATAAGTGCCGCTGCCACTGCAAGTGTAAGCTGTCCCATTCCTGCCGCCGCTGTTCCGGCATTGTTTGCCATCAGAACTAAACCAGCGCCGCAGACTACAAGTCCTGCGCCGAGTCCGAGCACTCCTGCGGCCAATACAATCACACCGGCAGAAAGTAATAATACCACTGCTGCCATGAGTGTAATTCCTGCCGCCGCTGTTATTGCTCCGACTCCGACAACTACCAGACCGGCACCAAGTGCCAATGCACCAACTCCTGCAAGAGTAGCACCACCAGCAAATACTGTAAGTGCTCCTGCCAATGCAAGTATATTAAGTGCCGCGCTGGCTCCGTATTCTGAAATAGTCGGTAACTGTCCGGCAAGCAATGTAAGACCGGCACACGCAAGTAATACTCCGGCTCCTACCATGAGTATAGCCGCTCCAAATGCTACCAGTCCGACCGCCCCGGCTGTAAGTGCCGGCGCAAGTGCTGCCGCCCCTACTGCCATGAGTGCAAGTGCTGCCACAAGTCCGAGCATAGCAACTGCTGCCCCTGGTCCTGCCTGTGCCAACTGGATAGCAGAATATGCAAGTAAGGCAATTCCTGCAGCCGCCAATAAGATACCAGCTCCTGCAGCTATCAATCCGAGTGCATTCTTTGTCAGTGTTCCAACCGAACCTCCTGCAGATGATACCGGTCCTGATGCACCGCTTGCTGCAGATCCTAAACTGCCAATCTTTCCGGCAATGTTGCCGAATGATGATACTACTTTTCCTGCTCCTGTGGTGATCTTGCCACCAATAGAGAGTATAGGTCCTGCGGCTGCTGCCAATGCGACACCTTTTATAATCATTTGCTGCATTTCCGGCGATAATTTACCGAACTGCTCTGCCGCTCCTGATACTAAGTTTGATAACTCTGTAATCACAGGTGCTACCGCCGGAAGTACAGTCTGACCAATCTGTATACCGGCTATCTTTACCTCATTGAGAGCCTTGGCAAAGTTCTCAGCTGATGTATTGTCCATTTTGTCAAATGCAGTCTGCAGTGTGCCGGCTGAATTTTGCATTGATGTCATTGCTCCGTTAAAATCCTCGGCATGCTGTATCAATGTAGCAGCACCCTTGCCTGCTTCCTGCGAACTGAATACATCTGCTATGGACATACCTGTCTCATCACAGTGCTGTTGAACTATGCCTAGCACATCAGTAAGGCTGTTACCATCATCCATTAGTTCTTTGAAAGACTTTCCTGTCTTTTCTTTGAGAATGTCTGATACTGTACTGCCGCCCTTACCTAACTCATTGAGCATTGAGTTGATGTATGTAGTTGATTCGGCTGTTGCGATACCATTTTTAGTGGTTGTAACGTAAGCAGATGTAATATTGTCAAGACTTACTCCAAACATATTCGCTGTAGGGATAACCTTACCAATTGATGAGCCTAACTCATTAACTGTTGTCTTTCCTAAGTTCTGTGTCTGTATGAGCTTATTTGCTATCTCCTCTGCTGATCCTGCCGAACTGCCGTATGCATTCATGACGGTTGTAAGGACATCTACTGATGTGGCTGCATCCGTAAATCCTGCTTTTGCCAGCTTTGTTGACTCAGTAACAAAAGCCACTGCATCCCCTGTTGACTGTCCTGCTGATATTGCCGAATATACACTCTCTGCTATATCAGACGCGGCTACACCGGTCTCTTTGGACAGATCAAGGATTGTGCTCTGTAAATCCTCTATCGGAACCTGTGATGTATCTGCGATGGTGCTTACCTTTGCCATTGATGTTTCAAAATCTGAGGCAAGTTTGGCTGTTGCTGTACCCATTCCAATAATCGGTGTGGTTACTGTCTTTGTGAGATTGTTTCCGACAGATGTCATTTTCTTTCCAGCATTCTGCATCCCCTCGCCAGCACTTTCTACTGTCGATTTAAAGTTTTTTGCATTCTCCTGTATCTGCTGGAATGTCTTGGATGCATTGTCATTTGCAGTAATGTCAACACTCAATGTATAGTCAGCCATGTTACACCTTCTTTCTCTTTGGCTTTTTCATTCCGTTAGCCTCGTAAATTGCATCTATCCATCCTTTTTCATTCTTTTCAATCTGCATGATCTCGTTCATGTTCTGCTGAACAGTGACCTTGTCCGCTTTCTGCTGTTTCTTTTTCCACAGCTTACGGAACGGACTGCCCTTTTTACGATGTAGATTGCCCTCTGCATTGAGTACGGCATCTCGAATCATGGTAGATGTACTAATCGTCTTATTTTCATAGGCTTTGTAAATAAATGCCTTTTCACGTGGAGTAAGTGCCTAATAATCTTTTTTTGTGTACCCAAAATTGACCACAAAAAAAGCAAAGTCCATATCCTCTAGATACGGCTTTGCCATTTTTCTGTGTTCCTCGGTTTCTTTCTCACCTTGGAAGTACTCATATTCGATTAGTTGGCCTGGAATAAAAAAGGCATGTCTTTTGTAAGTGCATTCTGGATTTCCAGTGCAATAGTGGCATATCCTCTCTGCATGAGAGCCTGTTCACAAAGCTTTGAGCCATCAACCTGTCCGATAAATGTATCTGATCCAGCCTCTTTTGTGGCAAACTGGAATACAAGCTCACAAGTCTGAATGCTGAACATACCATTTGTAGTGTAATATTCTCCCATCAAGGAGCTTTTCTTAGCTGCCTCGATGAGCTTTAGCCTCTCAAGGTTGAACTTAAGCTCATACTGTTTTCCATTGATCTCTAACATCTATTATTCCTCCCCCGGTATTGTATCTTTTGATGGTGTATTTCTTGAAAGATCTACAAGAGGTCCCATACCATCAAAAGAATTAGAATATGTGACTGTATCATCATAGGATGCCTCAATAGGGAAATCTGTGATACATGCCAGTCCTCCGAACATGCCTTTCTTTTCTTTCTGGTTATATACCTTAAGACATATTGGATCACCATTTTCAAAAGCTGTTGAAAGAGCTGCCTGTGATGCATCGTCTTTGATATAAATACCATCAATATCAATGCTCCATTCTTTCATTCCCGGGATCTTTGATTTCCATCCACCCTCTGTGTCCTTTGTAGTAACCTCAATAGTATCAGCGGATCTGTTGATCTTGAGGGTCTTCTGTCCTGCTACAGCGTAAAGATTTTCGCCTGTGGCATCCCAGATAGCAAGCAGGATATCTTTTCCTGCGATTGCCTTTACTGCATTTGCCGAAAAATCACAATACGAACCTTTATCGTATATCTCACCAGATACTGCCTGAGCCGTCTCGCTCTGTACTGCTACACCGCTTTTGCTGTCTTCTTTTGTATCAGCGAAAATCTGTCTCATATAGTATTTCTTCATTGCTTCTGTCCTTTCATTTGATCATAAAGCCATAACATATCCTGAATGTATAGCTTAATACTGCGTGTTTCTCTTTGTTCTCCTCGTCCGTATAAATTGACTGTACACCGTTTGATGTCTGCATGATCAGATTGTATGGCTCTGGTATGCTGATATCTACTGTAAGCGCAGTCTCAAGCTCCTCAATGGTTTTGTAAATCGGCACACTTGATGTATTAGGCTCTGCCACAATATGTAAACTCACATTGTAGTCTGTGCAGTACATCGTTTTGGTGTTTGCCGGACGGCTGTTGATAAACTCAGCATATATAAATGGTGCTTTCTGATTTTTCTCAACATGGTCATAACACTTCTTGCCTGTGCCGGCTTTAATCGTTGCCTGTATTTGCTTTATAAGTTCTGTAATTGGAAACTGTTTAAGCATTTATACCAACCTTTCTATATTTTCCTTGAGCAGTCTTATGTATTCCGGTCTTTCGGTTTCTACATTCCGCTGCAGATACCTCTGACCTTCCACATATCCACCATTAACACACACATGTCCATATTCTACGTGAGGAGCATAGTCTTTGGTGTAACCGACCGACGCACCACCCTCAATCTCATTCATACTTAGTGACTGCCTTAGCTCTCCATGAGGACCGCCCGGTCTTGTCCTTTCTGTCGATACAGGTGTACCGCCCTGCTTTCCTCGGTTATATATATCTGCAGCACTCACTTTTGCCACAGCCTCAAATCTTGCCTGTGACATACTGCTTAGTGTTTTTGTCAGCTCCTCCGTGCCTTTTACAGTAATGCTCATGATCCATACCTCTTACACTGTACAACAGTCCATCTCGGAGTCAGATTGATTATCTGAGTGATATCCAGCGCATAACCATCTATCTCTAGTACGGTTGCATTTTTGATAACCTCATAATCTATTGGTATTGCATACCTCTGCTCGGTCATTGTTACATCACGGCCATTTACCAAGATATCCTGATCTGTCCAAGGTGTGTGTCTTGCACGACCGTTGTATATCTCTATAGGTTCTTTGACTACATTACCGAGCTCGTCCTCTTCTCCTGTCTCTGACTCGCCATAGAGAGTGACCTGTTCCCAAATCAATAGAAATGCACCACCCTTCTGTTTGATGTCTCATCACCAGCAGATGCCAGCCATGAGTCAATCTCTTCGGCATACTCTGCCAGCACATCATCAACAAAAGATGTGGAGAGGTTTGCTACGTTTTCCGAGGTAATACCCTCGTGATAGCATTTTCTCCACATCTTTACACATGCATCGACAACTATTGATTCAAAGATAGTCGGAAAAGCATCTTCAGATACACCGAGCCTTAAACACAATCGGTCTGTTACTGTCTGGTTGATCTCATCCATGATATCATCATTGATTTTTTCCCCGGACATTCTTTTCTTGATTCGCTCTTTGACTCTATCTATCATGCTTTGCCTCCAATCCAGCTTATTTTTTAGCCTCAGTTGCCACTGTTGCCTCTTCTGTGCTTAAAGATGCAGGCTCTGTTGCAGCTTCAACAGCGATTGGAGCCTTGAAGATACCGGATGCATCCTCTGCATAAAATGTAACACCTTCCATTATAAGAGTATTAACAGATGCACTATCATCAGCGAGATAATGCTTCATTCCAACCATACCTGTCTCATCTGTAGTAAGACCGAATGTCTCTCCTACTGATCCATCTGCTGGAATGAATACTCCGTTAAGGTTCTGCTTAACTGTTCCCTCTACTGAGCCAGCAGGAAGGCTGTTATCGAGAACTACAGTTCCAAGCCCAAGGAAGTTCTCAACATACTGGAAACCAAATGCTGTCTGAATAGTGATCTGTGCGTTTGCAAGATATGTAGCAATATCCAGCGGATTGATAAAATAGATAGGCTCTACATCCATATCTTCAAAATATGCGGAAAGCTTTGCCCATAATCCGGCAAGTGCGCCCTGAATTGAAGCAGATGCTTTTGCCTTTTTCTCAGCAAGGTTTTCGGCTGTTCCGGTTCCTGCTGCAACAAAAACGAAAAATGTATTCTTAATGCCTTTCTGAATATTTCTCATAAATACTGTATCTGTCTCATTGATAGCTTTCTGCTTGCCAACTTTCTGGATAGCCTCGGCTGTAGTCTGCTTTCTGTACTTATTCAACTTAAGCTCAAAGGTCTTAACAAGCTTTCTATCTAACTTTGTAAGTAAGATAGTCTCGCCCTCGGCTACCTGATCAGGAGTATTCTTCTGAGTAGTTTTATACATCTTTACTGTAGTACCCTCAGCCATTGGCTTGAGATCTACGATACCAAGTACCGTCTGTAAAGACTTAATCCCCTCCACAAGCCTGTTAGTATGATCAATGGAGATGACCGGCTCGAGATCTGCTGATGTTGTGGTATTTGCCTCTGCTGCAAATATCTGTTTTGCGTATTTTCTGATTCTGTTCATACTATTTTCCTTTCTGATATAAATCGATGTGCTCCGCGATAAGCCTCTGACGCTCATACGGGCTTGCTATTGTCTTAAGCTTCTTATCGAGTTCCGCTTTGGTGATCGTGGATTTACCACCCATGCTAGGTGCTTTACCTTTAAGCGCATCCTTAACGGCATCCTGTACAGCCTCTTTGAATATCTTTGCAAAATCATTTACATTCTGCTTTGTGCTCTCTGCCTCTGTAGTGATCAACATACTAACAAGAGTGTCAGGAATTGTGATATCCTCGGCTGCAAGCATCTTACGAGCTTCCTTTGCCATACCATTACGCGCAGTTTCTTTCTTGAGGGCATCAAGCTCTTTTTTGAGCTGATCTCTCTCATACTCTGCGCGCTCCTGCGCTCCCATCTCACCCAGTTTTTTAGCCTCATCAACATCTTTCTGATGTTTTTCTCTTTCTCTAGCCAATCTAGTATTGACAATTTTGTCAATATCCGCATCGGTGTACTTCTTTTCTCCACCCTTGTCATCCGGCTTTGGTGGATCGGCTTCTTTCGTCTTTCCTTCCTGCGACTCCGTGGATTGTTCTGTTGACTGCTGCTCCTGTGCTGGATCATCTGCGAAAATCTGCTTAATATAGTTACGTGTAAATAGATAGTTTTTCATTTTGCTATCTCCCTTCCATAGTTTTAAGTGTCAATGCTTCACTTTCCATAGCTTTTTACGACTTCCATGCCTAGTCAATCCATGTGCTTTTAATGACTTCCATGCCTGGTCATTTTTTATATCATGGAGATATACTCCGGATATGCCTGTGCTACCATCTCAAGGCCTGCCTTAAATGCCCGGGTGAGTATTGTGCCCTCAAGATATTTAATCAGGTCTAACTTTATGGCAAAATGTCCGCTCCACAGCTCATACTTTGGCTCCTTGTACTCTGCAAGTGAGGCAATGTATGTATTCACCAATACTGTTACTGCCTCGCACGGTACTGACTGGCCGTGTGGGGCATCCTCTGAGTGTCCATCTATTGTAATGGCATCATTGTCAATTGAAATCTGTATCATTGATATCTCCTTTCAGCCATGCTATAAGCTCATTGTGATTCGGATATGCTCCAATGTACCGCTGTACTGTTTTATCGTCCTCTGTCAGCGCGATCATTGGTATTTTGTACACCTTGAACCTATCTATTGCACTAGGCTGTGACTGTAGATTGATGTATTCTATCTGATCAGGGCACTCCTTCTGTATCTCTGCCATAAGAGTTGCTTTTATATGCTTACATGGATTGCACCAGTCAGTGCCACAAATATATATCTTTCTCATGCTACAAAATCCTTTATTAACTGCCTTGCCTTTTCCTTTTGCTCGTTACTGATCTGAGGATCGCCACCATGTGTCATAACGTATCTCTCTATCCATTCCTGTTTATCAGGTATCACGATGATAGTCGAACAACGGCACCACGGATGGAATGGTGGAAAATTCAATCCTGCCACTCTGTCTGCATATCTTACAGGCTTTGATGCTGTATCTGATGCAATACCCAAACACCTCTCACAGGCTTTGCCGTCTTTGACTGGCTCTACAGAATAGTAATCAAACATCTTTTCTATCGCCTGTGCGCTTGCCTCATTCATCACAAATGTGCCCTCTGTATAAACAAGCCTCATAGCCTCATTACTGCCTGTCTTAAATCTGCGCTTTACTATGCTTGCCAGCTTGTTGTAGTTATCGCCTCGCGCCATGCCGGATGCTATGTCGTTGGACAGCATATTAGATAGAGCTGTAGTATTGCCCCAAATTCGGCTTGAAAAGTTGCCCTTTTCTGTCCAGTTGGTATTTACCACAGCTCTTATGATATTCTCATTTTCAGTCCCTACCGCTCCTGTCTTTTGGAGTACTGCATCATATGACCTCTTGGCAGCAGTCTCAAGGTGCTCTTGCATGGTTTCCTGTTCTATAGCGCCAATCCTAAGCTGTTGGAGTCTGATACTGTACTGTAGTCCCTCGTACCTGTTAATCCGATATGCTGATTTTCTGATTGGCAGCAGATGTGCATATTGTGGATATTGCTCTGCAAATGCATCCATATCACGCATTAAAAGCCCGTACTCATCAGGAGTCAGGCTTTTAATTAGGTTACGATATTCGATTACATTATTTTCGCCATACTGCGCATAATATGAGGCTATTTGCTGTTCAAGTCTTGTCTCTTCCTCAGCGTATACCTTTTCGAGACGTTTCGTGAGCTGTTCCTCGTCTCTCTCAAGTGCCCTAGTTAACTGGCGCTGTCTGTTCTTCCAGTACATTCCGTTTTACCTCAAATCCGCCTGTATCAAGCTCATTCTCTTTTTTTATCTTATCCATCTCAGCCTTGACATCATCGACTACAGACAGCACTTTAAGCTGCGTTTCTTCCGATGTTATGCCGGCAAGGTTTCCTGCAATCTGTGACTCTTCCAACAGGTTGGCAGGGAAGTTTCGAGTGAACTGATACCCTATCTTTATCCAGTCATCCTTTTTCATTCCAGATACTGGATTAGAAAATATCAACTTGTATCTCCGATTCATGCCGGATGTAAACTTGCGTTCCTCTGTTTTTGCAAGATTGCTCATGGACTGTAGCTTATATTTAAGAGCTATTCCAGATGCAGCGCCGAAATTCTCATCATTAATATTAGCTACCATGCTGACCTGAAAGATTAATCTCTCGAGTCTGTCAAGAAGATTCTCCTGTGTGGCATCAGCACTAGGCTTTGCCATAAACTCGGCTATGATCTTGTCTCCATCCTCTCCCTCAAAATTCATAATACGATTGTCGCGAATGAATTTTATCTCATCATCATTAAGCTTTGCTCCGAGTATCTTAAGGTAAGCATCTGCAAAGTAGTCTACATCATTGGCTTTCTCAGATATCGCCTTATTATAAGCATTTATCATTGAGAGTACTGTCTCATATATGCCCTGTCTTTCTGCGTTTTCCACATACTCTGTGGCTGGTACTCCGTCAAATCCGTGTGTCTTTTCCTCGTCACGGAATTTAAGACCACCATCGATATCAAAGTATCGAATTGACTCATCATTTGATATTGAGCCATGCCGGATGTTGTTTGTGTCTTTATATGTACGGACAAAATAACGAGGTCTCATGAGAATTGACTCATCATATATCATGAATGACTCCATCGGATCCAGATATGTGATACCGATGTTACCTATCTCATCAACATAGTACATCTCATAGCCTCGACCATACTGCTTCATGATCTTTGCAAGCTCTGCATTGTTATCGTCCTGATCGTTGTACTGGTCCAGATAATTGATATAGTCATTTACCTTTTTATCCGCTGATGATATCTTGATTGGAATACCGATAAAAAAGCCATTCATCGTATCAGTAATATATTTTGCAAAATTAACTGCGACTCTTACATCAGGCTTCCACTTTTCTTTTTTAGGTAAATCGAATATCTCATATCTACCCTCGTAAGCATCCTGCAGCTTCTTGTATCTGGTAGCTACAAGCACATCATTTTTCGCTATATATTCTGATAATTTAATCTCGTCCATGACCTCATCATCTGAGATTCTGAACACTTCCGGTGCTGCCATTAAATACCGCCTTTCAAGCTTGTGTTGAGATGAGCTTTTGGCTTCCGCCATCCCTCAACTCCATATCTTAGTGATGCCATTGCATCATCAAAAAACGGAACGGGTTCATCAAGATACTCGCTCCGCTTATCGTCAAACTTCCATTTCCATTGCTCTATTTCTTTGATAAAGTTCACACAGGATGGATCTATATGTATCTTCCTAGCCTTGAGCCAGTCAATTTGAGCTTTAACGCTGTTCTGCTCTTTGTGTACCGCTCTGGCTCTATATCCTGCCGTTTTCCACTCCTTTATTCTGTCCGGCTCTGCTGAGTCACACCACATGACTTTATTCTTTGGGATATTGCCGTCAGCTTCTGCTATCCACTCTGTAGTATCTTTTTCATATCCGTACAGACCTTTAAGCACATAGATATCTCCATCCTTGTAACCATATATGTAAATTGCATTTGCGTGATTAAATCCGAAATCCTGTCCGATTGATATATCATCGTAGTCCTCAAATGCCTGTGATATCAGCTCAATCTCGTAATTGTGGAGAATAAGCCCTGCTGTCTCTCCCCACTCTCCTAATCCATATACTCGATATCCCTCTGGATCAACCTCTTTACGTCTGAGCATACGTCTGTGGTATGCCTCATCAATAAACCTGTTGTTGAGATATGAGGAGCTGTGAGTCAGTACATCCGGATCAGCACGATCAAAAAACTGCTTCTTGATCCAATGTGATGCACTTACCGGATTGAATGTCATTCTGATTTGGTAGAAAATGCCGTCCGGCAGCAGTCCTCGGAGTCTGTCATCTATGATCTCGAAATCTGCCTGCGTAAGCTCTGTAGCCTCTTCAATCCATACATCCGTGAGCTTTCCTCGCTTGAATGTAATAGATTTCAATTTCTCGCGCTGTGCATCATCCTTGACACCGCGGAAGATTGCCTCGTTGCCATTGGCTTTGCACCTCAATTTCATAGCTGACTCATTGATATACCAATACTTTGAATACTCCTCTCCGAACATACGAAAAATAGCACCCTGCAATTCTGCAAAAGTGCTATCCCTGTTTGTTACATCAACTTTTCTGACACACAGTAAATTCCGACCTTTATCTTTCATCAATCGCAGGATATAGTTCTGTGCTGTGTCCACAGACTTTCCAGATCCTGCCGAGCCTTTCATAACTATGTATCGCTTGGAGCTCTGATCTACCGCTTTAAATGACTTATTAGCTTGTACGCTTATATTCATCAAGCATCATCTCCATAGTCAATATTGATATTCAAATCCATATCTACATCAGCCTGTACTTTGTCGGTGTACAGCTGATACCGCTTGCCTAGTAGTTCGGCAGCCTTATTTGCATCCGATACCTTTGTTGGTATCTCTACCACCTTAACCGACTCTTTCTTGGTGGTGTACTTTCTCATCACACCAGTATCATCAGCCTTATAGTCCGATGTCTCTGTCTGGAGTGTTACTACTACGTTTTCCTTTTCCTCTCGCCTCATTACCTTTGTGAGATATTGTAGTACCTCATCCTGTGAGGCTATAAGCTCACTATCCTTTTGAGCCATTCTTTCAGCTATATAATTCTGAATCTTAACATTCGTTAACAATCTTGAGCTCTGCTCACTTGCTGTTCCCTGTGAATACCCTGCTCTTATAGCTGCTTGAGTTGCATTCAAGTCAATCAGGTATTCATCACAGAAACGTTTCTGCTTTTCTGAGAGCTTCATGCAACTCACCTACCTTTTTATCTAATAGTTTAAATCCCACAACATACTGGATGTAATTTATTTAAAAGTGCATTATAATCATCAATTATGTATTTTGCCGGAAGTGCATATGATTTAATACCATATCTTTCTGCTGTTTCTCTCTCAATCTGGCAACCAATCCAATCGTAGCTCTCGCATATTCCCATAAATACATCAGCCTGTGCCAGCTTCTTAAGGCTTTCTGCAAGATACCACACACCCTCATTATTTTCCTTTGGTGGATTATCATCTATGTAACTGTCTATAAGTTCTAACTCTTCACCCTCATATATCTCTGCAATTTTCTTCATCTTCTGAATACTTGCTTTGATTTCGTCCTCTGTTCTGCCTTTCATTGGAACGCTTACAAATATTTTTTTCATTCCGCATACCTCACTTTTATGTACTAAAAAAGGACTGGCTCATCACCAATCCTTTCACACTACCATATTACCACACCTAAAACGGACAAAACGGACAACTTTTATTTTTTCTGTTTTTCCTCATATCCCATACACTTAAGTGGTCTATCAGGTCTGCCGCAGTCCTCGTAGTGCTGGCAGTTTATACATTCGTTTTTCTCCAAGATACTTACCTCACCTTAAAATCCTGCTTAATCTTTCAACAGCCTTTTCACATACTTTATATAACCAAGTTCTTATAAAAGCCTCTTTCAAATCATTTGTACCTTGTCTGTATTTCTGACGTATTTCATTATCAATCATGTTATACCTCCATCATTATTAATTGCCCTCTCTTAGAAAAAAGTTGCAAGTTTGACACTCCTTTATAAAAAATAGTTGCAAAAAATTCGCATATGGTGTCAAGAAATTTCTTACCATTTTATTGTAAATTATCAAAATCCATATATATCATATCCAATTTCATGATTTTCAAAAAAAAATCATACTTTAAAAAAAATAAGGAGGAAAATATATTGAAATACTTAATATTAAAGCTGATATTAAGAAATATTCCTATATGGATATTCAGATACATATGTAGATACATATGCAGACACTTTTGCATCTGTGTAACAATAGATATCCACATATTCAATATTCATCTGACTGTCAGCATCAAATTGTAAATTTAAATCCCACAAAGTATGTGGCACTTTTCATAATTGAGGCTCATACATGCTATAACACATTATCTAAGCATGTATGTCCCATTTGTGAAAAGAATGAAATGATATCTCAACAATAATAATTCACTCTTTCACTTCAAGTTCAAGCTGGCAACTATCTGTATTGCTTCTATCGCTTCACTCTCTGTCATATTATCCCTCACTTTCTAATAACTCTGGATTGTCAAAAATGTTGCCGATAACTTCCACTCGATTTCCATTTTGAATATATTTCCATAAATCATCGTTCAAAGATTTACTTCCGTTCTTTCCCATTCCGATAGCAAAAGTTGTCCTGTAGTCTTTATAAAATACTTTTCCAAGTCTTTTCTTTGTATCTTTGTACGGGAACGGGCAATTATCAGTGTCTCTTTGGTATGAAATGATATCATTCTCCCAAATAAGCTTGCCGTTCTTGTCTTTTAAACCTGTGCATTGGCAGGCGGTGAATCTTTCAATCCTTGGGGCTTTGTCTGTTATTACACAAGTTCCTGCAGAACAGTTGATTTCAGTAATTATCCTATACAGTTCGTCCTTATTGTCATATACTAAAGTCCCTTCCACCCATTCTTCATTATCAAGTCGTTTTGCTTTGAATAAATTTCTATCTTCCATATACTCTCCTTTCAGTCGTATATTTCATAGTACATTTCATCTCTGTCATAGTCTTCACCAAAAATTCTCCAATTTACTCTGAATGTAACAAAAAATTTAATTATCGTAAATCCTATGGCAAAATGGTGCCAATCCCAGCTTTCATGGTACTCTATGCCAAAGTTTAATCCCCAACGCTTGCCCATTCCGAAGCTAAAACGTACATGATGTTTCTTACTCGTGAATACTACCATTCCCGGTGTTGATTTAATTCTCTTCATATTCTCTCCTACTCTGCTTCTGACCGAAGCCAACGCAATATGCCATTTACACGAAGTTTTTTCATGCATGCACTTTCTTCGTAGGCACATTGCTCCCACGTATTTTTAGTATTAATCCATTCTGCCAACTCTTCGTCAGTCATACGCCTTATCCTGTCGGCATTGGTGCGGTTGGCTTTATAGTTCTGAATACTTGTCACTTCCGCAAAGGCTGTAATCATATCAGCAAAGTATTTCAGCATACTATTTCTATCGATGCCATGCTTATCTGCCATACTGCATATACTTGCCAATGTGTCAGTTACTATTTTCTGTAAATCGTCTATTTCTTTATCCGTGAGATTACTCTGCTTTTCACTCATTTTCTCCACCTCAATTCTTTCAATTTATGCAATTCTCTTAAAATACTCGTTCAAACTTTCATATGCAATATCGAGATAATCGCAATCATCGTCTCCATCTTCTAAGTACAATCGTATATCTGATTCACCTATGTAGCCCTCTGTGTACTCGTATATACTTCCTTTATGAATTGTTATGTATTCGTCTGTAGGGCTGTCGTTCTTGTCATATTTTGGAACATAAAATTCTTTAATGCATTTATACTTTTCCATTCTGATTACCTCTCAATTCTTTCAACTTTTCTTCTGCTTCTGATTTTGTGAGGAAGACTGTTTTGCCAATATCTTCTAGAAAATAACAACTCTCGCCCATGTCATCATCATTGATAGCAATAATTTTTATGGCTGTTCTATCTTTATGTAACTGCTTAATATGTAACTGCAAAACACGCATCATAATAATCGGCTCTTTTGCTCCTTTATTTACCCGGTACAAAGCATCTCCCACCTTGCAAGACAACTTGATAAGTCTGCCCTGTTCCCCGGCATCCTCATATTTTTTCAGTGTTTCTCTCAAATTAGCCATAGCCCACAAATTACGATAGAACAATGCCAAAAGTCCTATTGTGCTATCCATTCCAACCGAAAGCATAGAACCCATATACTCGTCAAATTCTTCATTTGATAAATCGCTCAAATCTTCATCACAGATATCTTTCACTAGATTCCTCACGAGCTTTCTACTGTCAATGTCTAAATCATAATCTCTGTATCGCGCATTGCGCTCATCGTCTGCATAGCAGCTATTATGTTCCAATTCAATCATCGACATATCAGATACTTTTTTATTACTTGTTAATCTCTCCATGTAATCTCCTTTCTATGCTGCGCCTACTGCTGTGATCCTGTCTGACTCAATATCATCACAAATGTAGTATTTAATGGTTATTGCCGTGGTAGCATGACCAAGCCTCTTAGATACATACAGCACATCCTTAGTCCTGTTATATTCGCGACTAGCAAAAGTCTTTCTGTATGTGTGGACTGTGACACGCTCCATGTAACCACCCTGTATTGCTATAGCCTTGACCATCTTCTCGATAGTGTTCTTATGCAGAGGATTTTCACTTTTGTGGTTCTTATCGCCTTTGAATAGATATCCCTCGGTTCTATCCCCTACATAATCCTGTAAAGCTACCTTGCAAGCCTCTGTCATAAAACAGGTACGCCACTTCTCACTTTTTTCTCCGTAGATATGGATTTCGCCTTTGGTAAAATCAAGGTTCTCTACCTTTAACTTACAGATTTCTGTTACTCTCGGACCAGCGCTCAACATAAGCTCAAATAAAGCTCTCTTCTTTGTGTCTGTGATACCTGCTCTAATCTTTGCCACATTGTAATCCGGTATTCTTTTTTTCTGCGCCTGTGGAGTTTTGAGCCTGTCAATATCTCTTGATATATCCTCGTCAATATGGTGCTTACGGTATGCCCATACTGCAAACGCGCTCATATATCTCTGTAATGTGGCTGCTGTTGACTTGCTTATATGGTCTCGATACATCCTAAGAGCTAAGTAGTCCATTACGTCTTGACCTGTCATTGTCGTATAATTAAGTCCTGTATCATTAAAAAACTTACGGACTATATACGCATACTGAGTGATTGTCTGTTTGCTTCTACCCATAGCTGCAAGGTCTATGATATATCTCTGAATAATCCAATCATTGTCTTTTACCTCTGTTGATGGCAATGTCTCATCCTCAACGATATTCCAACCTTTAAGGCGGTATGTGAGTATCATCTTGAGTTTATCCTGCCCGGACTCGTCAAGTTCTCCCTGCATATCGTAAACAACATTGTTAATCAAATCGTTCTTTGTCATAGCCTTGCCCTCCTTGAATAATCTCACGGCAAATGCTATAATATCATTACCACATGAGGCTTATAGCCTTGCCGGAGAGTCGATATAATCCCTGCATCGGCTCTCTTTTTTATTGTAAATATCTATCATGTGCTTTCCGCACTCCGTCCGCTGTAGCATATCCGATAGCTCTTGCTACCTGGTTCCATGTACAGCACTCCACATGCCTTAAATACATGATCTGACGAATATATGTGTTATCAATCGTCATGATATATTCCATCAATGTACTCTGCTCTGCTTCAAGCTCGATCTTCTTTGCCTCAATCTTTGCAGCAATATCCGCTTTCTGTGTAGCTATCAATCCTGTCTTGTCGCTTGTGCCATCAGGAGTAAACGGCATCCCAGTAACCTTTACTGCCTCGCCCTGAGCTTTCAGATCTAACTCTCTGAGCTTGTTCTCCCACATTTTAATCTCTTTTCTGATGTAATAGAGTTTTGATAATCTTTCTTTGGTCAATCTTTCATCTCCTCTCGCATTACATACATGCCATAAGATTTCCCCTCTGAGCTGGCAAGCTCGTTTATCCTTGCAAGCTCGCTCATTTGTTTTTTATGTCTGTATACACACGGATGTTTACGCTTGTATACTGCTGCTATATTTCTCCTGTTCACATCCGAGCACTTAGCACCACAACATTTCTGGTTAGGGCTTCTCGGTGAGAATGTCTTACCGCATATGCAGCACTTTCTATCTAGATAGTATTTCTTTTTTCTCATGGCATTACCTCCGGGTAATCCTCAATCTCCATCTGCCCAGCTATGTTCTCACGTTCCTTGCACACCTTGACTTCTTCCGCATCCATGTCAACCTCATTGCCTACAGCAATACATAGCACTGGCATATTGATTTCATCATCTTTTAACAGCATTATTTCATTGTGATCGTATCTCTTCCTTTTCCGAGGATTGGCAAGTATTATGTTAAAATCTGCATCCTCTGGAAAAGTCTTCAGATATTTAATAAGATCTTTATTTTTCATAAGGTTCAATCCTTTCTATGCGAATCTAAGTTGTCCACTGTTTTCAGCCTTAATCTGCATATTCGGTGTTCGTTCCGCTACGCAAAGTTCTGGTAGGTTTGCTCTGACCAATGCTGCCGGTATTGGCGGACACACTGCATTACCACATCTGCGTACCTGCTCACTTCGTGGATAGGTCTTCCCAGTATAATCATGATCAATTATGTAATCTGCCGGAAATCCTTGACATCCATACAGTTCTCTAGGTTCCAACATCCTTAAACCAATATCCACAATCTGATAATCTGTACCATCTATTGTTACCAATCCAAAGCGATCGCGTGAAGTTACTGTATCAAGAGGCTCATTAATATCCTGTCCTGTACCTTGTCCATAGTATTTGATTAAAAACGCTCTAACTTCTCCGAAATGACCATCACCAGCAGTAATTGTAGGTATAGGATCTCGCATATCCCTTCCATCACAATGATTGTTCATTTGAATAAGGTTTGCTGTCACTACGCTGTTATGATCCCACGCTGTTACTGTCGGTAATGGATTCTTTATGTTTTCTCCAGCTCCCTTATAACCACCGTCATAATATTTATGTAAGAACGATGTAACTAATCCGTATCGGTTCGAACCATCCACGGTCATGATTGGATCTTTTATCGTCTGTCCCCGGACTTCTCCCTGTGCTGTCTCTGAATGGTACTGGATCAGTGTAGAACTTATCAAACAATGCTCATTCTTACTTACGATTGTTGTGAGTGGCTCCCTTACATCCTTACTCCTATCCTTGGAAAAACCGGTCTGTCCGATCTGTACCATATATGGCTCTACAATCCCATATCCATGCTTTCCAGTTATAGTTGGCATCGGCTCTCTTATATCATTTGGTCTACGCTCCCCACCATGATTGCACTGAATAATAAACGGTTCCGGGTTATCCAGTACAAATTTCTTTAATCCTCTTGCTATCCTCTCCATTGTTTTGGTTGCAAGTGGTCTGACCGCCCGGATGCCGTATTTTTCTTTTATCTCTTCCGATGTATCAAAAATGCTCGGACAAGGTCTACTGAAATCTATTTGCGTGTATGCCCCTACATACGGCTTGAGCAGTCCTGCTTTTACCTCCTCACTATCGGCTGACGCATGTGTAGGTTTTGGCCACACAATTGGCTTTCCATCACAACGAGCAATCATAAAAAATCTCTTGCGCATGGTAGGAGCTCCGTAATCAGCCGCTATCAGTTCTTTAAATTGTACCTCATACCCTAAATCATTAAGCTGCTGTACAAATTTCTCAAATGTCTTGCCTTGCTTGCTCTTAATTGGATGATGCCCTCTGTTTAACGGCCCCCATGTTTTAAATTCTTCGACATTCTCAAGCATTATTACCCTTGGTCTTACAAGTCCTGCCCATCTGCAAGCTACTCATGCAAGACCACGGATATTCTTGTCTTTTGGCTTGCCACCCTTTGCTTTGCTAAAATGCTTGCAATCCGGGGAAAACCAGGCAAGACCTACCGGATGACCATTGCAAGCCTTTACAGGATCCACCACCCACACGTTTTCACAATAGTGTTTCGTATTCGGATGATTAGCTTTGTGCATCCTAATAGCTTCTGGATCATGGTTAATTGCTATATCTACGCTATATCCTGTTGCTAACTCTATTCCAGTGGAAGCACCACCCCCACCAGCAAAGTTATCAATTACTAATTCTCCGTGTATCATCTTTTTATCTCACCTCATCTGATCCAGTGGCAACGACATCTGTCCTTTACAGTTACCGCCTATAGTGGATGGATCCCAGCCTACACCAATATAGTCCAGTACTTTCGCCCAACCGTAATCATTGCCGCTCTCGTCTTTGCACATGTGGAACATCAAATAATCCCACTCCTTTGGATTCTTTTCGTATAATAGGTCAAACCTGTGCGGTCTTTTTTCCATATGTATTCCGAAACCACACATACTGCATCCTGTCCTTTGAGCTTTGGTAGTTCTCAGAGTGCCGTCAGGAGCTTTATCTATCACTCCGTATATACTTGGTATAATGCTATCAGGCATCTCAAACTTATCTGTGATCCTTCCCTCTTCAATCAGCCTCTTGTGATATTTATCTTTAAGACCTCTCTTCCACAAATCGTCCATCTCCAATGCAAGTGTTAATATATCCTGCCTGTTAAAGATGGCAAACGGTGCTGATCTGATAGTCGATGTGCCAAAATAGTTGCATCCATTCATCATAAGACTCTTGGCTCTGCGACCGCCCTCTGATGCCATGAGTCCGAGAAATGGTACACTATGGTGTTTCTTGCCCCAGTCATCACAATTCTTTTCTTTGAGGTAATAGCAGCATTTTGCTGATACCTTAAAGTCTGGCTTCTGATACTGACATCCCTCATTTTCGTTCTCATATCCTCCGAAAAGCTTCAGCCATCGGTTGGTCAACTGCATCTTAGAATTTTTCTGCCAGCCTCCATATTCTCCTGTCTCGCCTGTGATAATCGCATGACGCACGGTTTTATTTTTCTCTGTTGGATTCTGGAGCAGTTCTATCTTTCCGGCTATCTCCTTTGATATGACAGGAAAGCCAAACTCCTGTATAATTCTCGGTTTTGTCCAGCGTTTGCCGTCCTCTCTCATCAACGGTGGGATATTGATAATTCCCAGTGCCTTATGTATTTTCTGTATACTCGAGTCCTCGAGCGTAGATGCTGATACTCCCGACACATCCTCATGACATACCTCATTGATAAACAGATACAGTATGATGCTGTCTAATCCTCCCACAGACACATGATAATTAAGTCCACGCTTGTCACATTCACTTATAAACTCTTTTACTCTTGTAATCGCATACCTGCGTTTAAAGTCATAGTCCTGATTTTGTTTCTGCACAAATGCTGTTATCTTTGCATAAGTGCCTAACCTCTTCATTCTCTGTTGTACTGATTCCACTGCTATACCTCACTTGTCATCTGTGCCTGTATATCTATCAGTGCTTCTCTTATTCTCGCGCCACTTGTTTTGTAACACGGGATATGTTTAAATGCTTCAGTCATAAAATCATCTATAGCCCGTTTCCGCCACTCTTTCTGTTCTTCTGTAAGTGGCTCCCACTTATCGGTATATGCCCTTGTGCATTCCTTACACGGTTCCTCATCAATTGACTTGTTGTTATATCTACATGTGCTACAACTAATCTCTATTGTCATACTGCCACTCCTTCCATTACGTCCCAGTGCTCTTCCTCGATAAACAGCTGGCGGATCATCTCATCACTCAGATAATGCTCTTTGCATCCCGGCTGTTTCCGGCAATACGAGTCTATAAAATACTTTGTCCAGCGCATAAACTCTGTAACATCGGCATTGTTGAACCGATACGTTTTCTTGAGCGTTGGAATGGTCAGATACATTGTGGATGCAAGGGCACTCTCGATATTCTTATCAGCTCCGAGCACCGCCCTGCCCTTCTTTAAATCCGCCATATACAGCTTCTGGCTCATTGGTATGCTCTTCACCCATTCGATAACATCAATCCGCTGTTTCATGCAGTATTCGTATAGCTGGGTAGTTGTTACATTGCCGTTTGAGTCATCCTGCCATGCTTTCCGTCTGGCTATCACGCGATCATAAAAGTTATTAAGCTGTTTAAAGCTCAGGTCAAACTTGTCATACAGGATCTCCATGAATATAAAAGCCATGTGGTTAGCTATGTTATCGCCCAACTGAGCTTTCTGTATTTCAGCTTTCCAGTACTGGTCATTCAATCTGGTTTGTCTGCTTGCTTTACTCATTTGTTCCTCCGTTTGAGTTAAGCAAGGTCTTTTCGAGCTGATTAAAGTCATAATCTCTGGTATTGGCTTGTGTGAAGAAGTTGTTCTTCTTTGGTGCCTTGGTGGTCAATTCCTGCCGCTGGCTCCTGTTCCAGTTCCTACAACAAGCCTTCCAGTCTTTCATCTTGTTCTTGCCTACCATCCAGCCATTGCCGGTGTAATAGTCCAGAAACCGCTCTGGATCAACACGATCAAGACCATGCTCATTCACATATTCTGTTATTTCTGCCAGAGATGGAGAAGAAAAGCGGGGCTTTTTCTCTTTACTCTCTTTTAAATCATTTACATTATCATTTACATTATCATTTACATTAGGGGTTAACTTGGGGTTTGTTTGGGGTTTATTAGGGGTTTCTTTGGGGTTTTCTTGGGGTTTTCTTGGTCTGCCTCCAAGCTTTCCATACTCTGCACCCTTTGCACCATTCTCATACCGCTTGTTATTTTTATCTATCTGAGGTTTTGCCATGACCAGTATCGCTCTAGCTACACCGGAAACATCAGCCTCGATATCGTTTAACCCATATTCCATGATGGCTGTAACTGTGTCCTTGAACTCGGCAGCAGGAAGCTCTCTTACTGCCTCGTAAAAGCTCCGGTAAAAAACAATACTGTCTCTCATTCATCTACCTCAATTATCCTTACCTCGATTCGAGGATCCTGCTTATCGACAGCAAAGCTATCGGAAAAGCCTATGATATTCGCCCAGCCATCATTTTGTAATATTCTGGATTTTACGAGCTCATCCTGTATTACTTTCCTTCCAAAAGATGAGATATTATCAAGATCTCTTCTCTGGTTTTTCTCTACCCACAGGTATTCCATCCTCACTTTCTTCTGGATGTATACACCTCTGAGACTTCTTGTAATGGCTGCCTTTACTACAGCCTCGTTATCCGCTTTCATCTGAGCGCCTTTATATCTATTGGCTCTTTCTGCGCTGATATAATCATTTAGATTGTTGAGCCTTCCCGGTATAATCAATAAGTACTCCAACTTCTCGCCACCTTTCAAAAGTTAATCTCATGGAGAGCCTTTTTGCCTGTATGGCTCTCGCTCTATGTAATTCCTTGGCCTGATATTCGTTAAATTCCACTACATCCTCAATATCTTTTGGATTAGGGCGGTAATACCCATGTCCTGTGTTGAGTATGCAGTCACCGTGGTTATTTGCATACTCAATAGCTTCTCTCAACCGTCTGTCTTTATTACTGTCAGCTGGTCTCTGCATTGCGTTTACATGGCCTACAGGGATTCGTTCAATTATTTCTAGCATGCGCTCCTTTCCTCTCCTCTCAGGGTAGAGAGGAGATAACTGTCGGCTTACAATTGCTGATCGTGATATAAAAAGTTCGCAATTCCAAACAGTTTCTTAAGGTGTTTCAACCATCAAAGCCAGCTCTTACCGAACAGCTTTCTAAATTCTTCTCTATCTCCGACTTTATCCTCAAAGGCTTTCTGTGCCATCTGGATATACTTAAGATCAATAACTCCGTTCATGTGTGGTCCCTGTGATCCTCGATGATGTTTATCACATAATGGCAATATCAGATCGTATTTATCAGCTATCTTCCTGTTTGCCGTACCATGTATAGCATGATGCACTTCAACGTTTGGATTACCGCATACCAGGCATTGAGACATATCATTTACTATGATTGACTTTCTCAAACTCCCCACCTCTCTTTCATCTCGAGAAGCTCTGCCGGAGTCATTGTCTCAATCCCCAGCTCCTTGGCATCCGCCACAGTGCCATCAATGAGATGTGACATTTCTTCCGTATCATATGTATGAGAACCACGATACACCTTGTAAAAAGTGGCATCATCCTCATACCTGATAGGTATGCAGTGAAGTGTTTCGAGCTCATACATAAACTCTTCCGGTGCGTTTGTCTTATATATCATTAGTGCTCCGTCCGGCAGGAGCTGAGGCTGTCCATATTTACATATCAATATATTCTTGGCCTTTGCCTTGGACATTGTAAGAGCCTCAGCAATCTTGCCTACCAGCACATGAAAATAAGCATTTGCATCAAGTGATCTCTTTCTGGTATACCTGACCGCTTTTATCTTTAACTTGTCATATTGCTTGATCTTGTCATATTCAGTCTTGACCTTATCAGTCTCGTTTATATCAAAGGTTACTCTGATATGCCCTGTGTCGAAGTCGACTGCTGCTCCGACCACTTTGCCTGTGACTTCCATCAGGCATCCGCTTCTTTCTTTTTCTTGTACCAGAGCTCGACCTGTTTAATAAGCTTATCTGCCAGATCTTTTGATATTTCAGATTGTTTTGAAAATCCGTATTTACTCTTAAGCTCATTCCATACAGCACTCTCGCTAACACTCTCGCACATTCCTGCATAGGCAGATATAAACTCATTAATTTTGTGGATCTGGCTTGCTGTCGCAGGTGTAAATTTCGGTGTTTTCTGTCCTTTTGTCTGTTCTGCAAATTCATCTGTATCTGCATCTTTTGTATCATCCAATAGGAACAATCCATTTAATGCATACTTTCTGGCATAGCTAGATGCTGTTCCTGTTATCTGTGACTCGTCCATACCCTTTTTCATCTCTGCCTCTCTCGCATAAGCAAATGCCTCAACATGAGAATCAGATTCACAATCATATAGTGTAGCTGTTGCTTTGACATATACTCTTCCGGCTACGTCATCTATTGAATCTCTTAAGATAAGGTTCACATTGTACTGCTGCAGATATGGTTTAACTGCTTCACAAATTCCTTCAGCATTTCTATATTTGTAATTTCCGAACTTGTTAAACAAATTTTTTGGTGCCTTGAGCTCGACCTGTATTTTCATCAATTTTTCATTTAAAGTCATTTATCCTATTCTCCTAAATTCAATACCATATTCTTTCATGTCACACTCGAGCTGAGCTATCTGAAATGCATCAGCTATTACTTCATACACTGCTTTTCCTGCTACTACCGGCTCCGGCTCGAGTTTCATAAGATCCTCTTCTGGTGTGGATTCAACAGGCTGTTCTACTTTCTGCTTCTGTGCCTCAGCTCTAAGGATTTCCTCTTTCTGCTTTTCCCACTGACGAATAACAAGAAGGGCATCTGATAACTCCCCTGTTTTCTTATATCTTTCAAGCGCCTTGTCCTCATACTCTGACTCCATGCCCTTAATGGTCTCTAAATCATTAACAATTTTATTCACAACATTTTCGATATCTGAGTATATGCTCTTCTTTGATATAGTTGCATTCTCCCATTTTGGATCATATATTTTATCTAACTTGATATAATCTCCTAAATCTTCATGTTCCTGCATAACCTCTTCATATATGGATGATATAAGTGTTCTTTTCTCTTCAATCCTTTTCTGTTCAAAGGCTTCTACCTGATCATTAATAACTTTGATAGGCTCATCAATCAGCTTATCCAGCTCTTTAACCTTGGTCTCAAACTCGGTATAAGGCTGCATATAATTTTTCTTTACCTCAATACGCTTATCACTGATCTGCTTCTTTAATTTTCTAAGATTAGCCACAGTCTTTTTTGCATATGTCTTAGAATCCTCTGTGAAAACCATATTTTTATATGTTTCAAGCTCAAAAGATAAAGCTTTCTTTATCTCATCAAAATTAAATCCAATAGTTCCATTTTTCTGCTGTACTTCAACTAAAATTTCCTGCATTACATTGCCTCCATAAAATCTTGTATATCCATTTGTTTATAGTTACTACATATGGCCAACACATCAAGCTGTCTATTACTTACCAGCTTTACTCTCTGCCGTTCTACGCATTCCTCACAGATGCCGTTCTGCCCCTCTCCTGGATCCATAGCGCATCCACAGGATTTACACTCCCGGTACATCATTCCTGCTCCTCATTAAATATGACTCTTAATGCTCGATTTCCCATTGCTTATTCCTCACTTTCTGATATAATGAAAACAGGTTTATTTCCAAATACCTTACAAGAACCCTTTTAGTTTGACGGCTGTGGGGTTCTTTTTTTGATTTCTTCATCAAGGATTTCTCGAAATGCTTTGGTATCTGGCTTTGCCTTTTTAACCACACCCAGTAGATCAACATTGTCTCTTCTGAGCTTTTCCCTTGTCTCGTGACTCATCTCAATCCTTGGAGTGTCGCTCATCAGCATCGTTACCCCCTTTGATTTCTTTACGCTCTGCAAAAATAACTACTCCGCAGAGCAATATACCGATGAACATTACAGCTCCGGCATGCTTGCAATGAGCAAGCAACAATGCTCCGCTCATCATGAGCGCTATTCCGATGCTACCAACGGCATCAATCAAATATTCTTTCATTTGCTTACCTTTCTGTCAGGCACTCAATGGAGAGTTGCTGGGACATTCTTTGTTGGGAGCATGTCTGTTAGTCTGATTCACACAAACGTAAGGAAAAATTTATTTACAAGGAGTTTAATAAATAGCGTACAAGTATAACGCAGCTCTCCATTGAATGCCTGACTGTATTTATTTTACTGACGAACTTTCGCCATCGTGCTTGCGATGACATCACTTGATCCCGTTAGATATACAACAGCCAGTACGGTCTCAAGTTTCAGTCCGCCACGTCTGAGTTGATACGATAGTGCCTGTGGTGTGATTCCCAGCAAGCCAGCTATCTGCTTGTACTCAATTTCATTCTCAAACATGAGCTGTCTGCACTTATTTGCCAGCTGTTTTTTCACATCTGTTATTTTTCCTTCGGCTGTCAAAGGGATTGTTCTTGGCATCTTTACTCTCCTTTCTATGAGTACGTTTCGTGCTCATTAAAATCAAAAAAAATAAAGTTTACAGAGCGCTTATAGTATTTTGCCAACTTGATCTTGATGTCATCCCTTGGTATTCTCTCGCCCTGTTCGTACATTGCCAATGCTGATGTACTGATTCCACAAGCCTTTGCAACGGTTTCTCGGCTTTTGTCACCTCTAAGTTTGACAAGTTTTTCAGCTATGGCTTCTTTATTCAAGTTCCCACCTCCTATTTTTTGTTGTGCACGTTTCGTGCTTAGCTTTAATATACACGTTCTGTGCTCACATGTCAAGCACATTTTGTGTATTTTTTTATTTACTTTTGTACACGTATCGTGTATAATTCAAAATAAGAGATGGAGGTAACATATTATGGCTCAATTTGACAGAATACTTAAACTATTACGAACTGAAAAGGAAATGTCTCAGCAAGAGCTGGCTGATGCCCTTGGCATCTCAAAAAGTTCTATTAATATGTATGAGCGTGGAGAACGTCAGCCAAACTTTGAAGTACTCGAAGCTATCGCTGATTTCTTTAATGTAGATATTGATTACTTACTTGGTAGAACCACAAAAACAACTAAGGTAATTAATCCTACTACTATCGCTGCTCACTTTGATGGTGATGAATATACAGAGGATGAACTTAAAAGAATCAAAGAATTTGCTGAGTTTATAAAATCAAGTAGAAAGTAACCTGTCCGTTTTATTGGACTTTAAATTTTATATTCTATTCAAAAAACACAAAGGAGATGAACTGCTTGACAGAATACGAAAAGTTACTTGACGATGCTGATAAACAGCATGTACTTGTTACTGAGAAATTTGATCTATCTGATACGCGCTTAAAAGGTCTATACTGTGATGCATTTATTGCCATCGATAAAAACCTTACTGAAGCAGATAAGGCCTGCGTATTAGCCGAAGAGTTAGGGCATCATGCCACTACCTACGGTAATATCATTGACCAAAGCTCAGTAATGAACAGAAAGCAAGAAAGACGTGCCAGAGTATGGGCCTATTATCTCATGCTCCAGTTTGAGGATATCATCGGAGCTTATGAACACGGATGTCAGAACCGATATGATATTGCTGAGTATCTCAACATATCTGAAGAGTTCTTGCAGGATGCCATCAATTATTACAAAGATAAATATGGCGCCTATGTAGCTTACGATAATTATTTTATTTACTTCGAGCCACTTGGTGTGCTCAAGATATACTAAAGGGGATGACTTTATGGGTTTGAGATTTAGAAAAAGTTACAAGATTGCTCCTGGTGTTAAATTCAATGTGAATAAAAAGAGTGTCGGTATGACATTCGGCGGTAAAGGTGTCCACTATACTGTGAACTCTTCCGGCAGACGTACTACATCTGTTGGTATTTCCGGCACCGGATTATATTATACTGATGTATCAGGATCCAATAGATCAGCGCCTAACCGCCAGCAACCTTACCAACAACCATACACCCCCTATACAAACTATAATCAAAACATTCCTGATGTATGTCCGTGTTGTGGTGCAAAAAATGAAAATCATGATGCATTTTGCAAGATCTGTGGTCAGCCATTAAGTGAGCCTACACACTCTCAGCAGGCATATGTTCCGCCTGTATATGTTCCACCGGCTTATAATCGGTCCACTGCTCAGGCAAAACCTCGCAAGCAGCCTAATAAGCTGATAAACACTCTGATTGGTCTAATTTTCTTGTTTGTAATCTGTTTTGCTCTTTTAATAGCATATCAGATTACTACCTATAAAAAGAACCTTACCGACTACAAAGTCCACGTTGAAGATGTAATGAATGGTACTGGTGATCAAGTTATTGGCCAGTATGCTTATATAAGTATTTCAAAACCGCGATTGTAAAAGACCACACAAGAAGATTTTAAAAATCTATGTGCTTATGTTAGTGCTCAAAATTATAACTGGTTTTCAATAATCACTGGAGATAACAGTACTGGGATAATATTTACTGGCTGTGATACTACCGCTCCTACTTATGGTATTTTAAATAATGACAAATCACTATATAAAGCAATAGGTAATATTACACTTGAAAGTGATGGTAACTATCATTACTATCCTGTAGATACATCAGCAGATTTACCAAGTGTTCCTACTGCGCCGGATAATACAGTAACCGATACTCCGGCTGCAGACGTCACACCAGATAATTCTGTAGTTGATGCTCCGGCAGATAATACTACAGACAACACTGCAAATAATACTGCAGATGAAAATAAGGCCGATATGGTTTGGTATGTGGATGGTGGATCAAGATACCACAGCAGATCAAGCTGCAGCAATATGGATAATCCTAAACAGATTACTAAAGAAGAGGCTGAAAGCATGGGACTTACCCCTTGCAAACGTTGTTACTAAAATAAAAAATCGCCCTGGTGCTACCAACACCAGAGCGACGAACATATACCATGAAAAGTATAATGCTCCCAACAAGCATATTATACCTTTCATGGCAGCCAATTGCAAGTGATTAACACTCACAGGCTGTTATTTTTATACGCTTTTTTAGGAAAGGATGATAATATGAAAGCTGAAAAACATGGAAATCAATACCGAGTTCAAAAAATGATCAATGGTGAACGATTTAATCTATCATTTGATCATAAACCCGGAAAGAAAGAAATTGAGGAAGCTATCCGAAATATTAAGAACTCTCCTCAGATAAAAGGAACTTTTGAGGGATACGCAAATCTATATATCAAAATTAAAAAGAATGTGCTCTCTCCCACTACAACAAAATCATACAAAAGCCTATTACGCAATATATCTGATGATTTCAAGCATACCAAAATGAAAGATATGACTGCGGCACTGGTCCAGTCTGAAATTAATCAGATCAGCCTAAGGAAATCTCCTAAATCTACCACAAATAATAATGGACTTATATCTCCTAAAACAGTCTCCGAATATCACAGCTTTATCTCTACAGTGATTAAAATGTACCGCCCTGATCTGATGTTAAACACCACACTTCCTGCACCTATCAAATATGAGCCTCATGTGCCCACAGATGCCGAAGTAAAAGCTATACTTGATATATCTAAAGGCTCACATTATGAATTAGCTTTTAGGCTGGGAATATACGCTCTCAGACGGTCAGAGGTATGTGCTGTTACATCAGCTGATCTTGATGGTAATATGCTTACTATCAAAAAATCATTGATTGAGGGAGAAGAAGGATATATTACTCGTGAAAAAAATAAAACAGAAGAGTCTACCAGAACTATCTATGTAGATGATTATGTTGCTGAGCTTCTACGTACTCAGGGTGTAGGCTTTGCTGGTACCCCAGATACAATACTCGAAACATTACACAAGTATCAAGATGAACTAGGTATACCACATTTTAGATTTCATGATCTGAGGCACTACTATGCTTCAATGGCTCACTCGCTCGGCATACCTGATAGTTACATCATGGCAGCTGGCGGATGGAAAACGGATCACGTATTAAAGACTGTATATCGCCATGCTCAGAAAGACAAAGAAGAAGATATGATGAAATTTGCAGCTTTATATATAACTGAAATATCAAATTAATCTTGGTGTAATTTTGGGGAAATTTTGGGGAAATTTTGGGGAAAAAGTGATTTAAAAACTAAAAATAGACTTTTTTATAAAGGCTCCTGCACACGTGCGGAAGCCTTTATTTTACGGCATTTCAAAGAAAAAAGGCAGATTATGAAAATCTGCCTTTAGTGGACTAGACGGGAGTCGAACCCGTGTCCGAAATACAATTCCCTGTCCTT